CAAGTACAAGGTCCCGTTCTCGCAGGTGGTGAGCTCATCGCCCCTGATCAGGGTGCGGATCGGGGACGTGATTGCATCCAACTACAGCAGGTTCGGACTGTCACGCTTCTTCGGTGCCACAGACAATGAGACAGTGCTGAGTGACAACAGATATAGCACTCAGCCTCGTGGTAAGACCATGAGAAAAACTAAGTTTGATGAGAAAGAAGGGTCGGGTAGCGCAGACGACACCCGATACTACCCCCCCGGGTCACCGTGGACTCGATCCATGAACAACATCGAGGTGAAGGCTACTACTGTGTCGGTCATCCTGAAGCCGAGCATGGGAAAGAGCTACACACTGGTCGACGGCCTCACAAGTAGACCGATCAAGACGTACTTCCCAATCAAGTGTTATGTCGACAACACTCTACTCGCTGCAGGCTACATTGCTGCGGATGGAATACGCGGACTTCGAGGTCTCTCGCAGGACTCTGCGCCTCTTCACTACATTGATTTGACTGTAGCAGATGATCCTCACACTGAGCTGTCCGGAAAGACTGTGCTCGCGCTCAGATCCGACTTCATGTTTGACACAGACAGTGGGCCCTTGATCGCTTCGAAGGTGACTAACGGCGCAGCTCCCGATCCCAAGTCTAGCTTCTTCGACCCCAGCACGAACGCTGTGGTCCGCGCGTTCGAGACCACACGGGGCAAGGGCCTCGCCGGGATGATCACGAGCCTCAAGTTCACCTGGCTGGACGCGAACAACACCTGGGAGGTCACCCGCGGCTCACGCGCCCCCATGTGGTGCAAGGTGTCGATCGGGCTGGACGTCGTCCACGACCTCCCACTCGGCATGTCTCACGACGGATTCATGATCGCTCCGACCTATCCGGTCGGCAACATCAACCGAAGGTTCTTCGGCACGCCCTACACCCCGCCCACAGAGTCGTACGGGGTGCCTGTGGCGGACAACGCAGACGTGACCACAGCGGCGCAAGACCCAGCACCCAAGTGATCGGTGGCCGCACGGCCCACAGCAGGAGTTCAAATGGCAATCAGGCGCTACAGCAGGACCACCAAGCTCGCGCTCGGTGCGAGATACGGCACTAGCGACACGATCGTCAAGATCCGACAGGGAGTCGCTCTCGGCAGGATTCCCTACAGGACGCTGGTGATCGCGCAGGGACAGCGACTCGACACTGTGGCGGGACGGGAGCTGAAGGATGCCACGCTGTGGTGGATCATCGCCGCCATGTCAGACATCGGCTGGGCGCCCCAGGTGCCGCCCGGAACTGTGCTCAGGATTCCTGTCAGCCTCTCAACAGTCGCGCAGGTCCTGTCAACATGAGCAATAGAGTGGCACTAGAAGAGGCTATGCGCCAGCTGGAGGAGATCTTTGTGCTCTACTCCAGGAACACCATCACGGACGTCGGTGCTGTTGCGCAGAGCGGTGGGACTGTCTCCCGCGCCAGAGAGCTCTCTAACTCACTGACATCCAACGCGGATGACGCTGTCTTCCTCAACAGGTACGTGACTGAGGTCCTGCCCCAGTCGATCGCCTCCTCAGCCACAGCGAGCCAGGACAATCCAGCAGAGCCGAAGGGCGCCATCATCGTCTACCACAACGGGCAGTCGGACAGCAGCTGTCGTCTGGTCGTTCAGGGCGAGACCATCCAGGGTGGGTACGTTTCCAGCGTCACGATCGGCGACATCATGGGCACGATCGCCCAGAAGAACAACAACGTGAACAAGAACGTGAAGGATCCTCGGACGGAGGAGCCCAGCCTCGGACTGATCCAGATCAACAGCCCGTTCTTGTCCCTGCCGACACGCAATGTCCTGCCAGTCAGCCTCTTCTGCAACAGCATTCCCACGATCGAGATGAGCCGGTGCATTCCGTTCGTGAACGTGCGTGTGGTCTCACCGGTGAACGGTGTGGTGAACGAGAAGGCGAACACCCTGTCGATTGGGTCCTTCCTCATGGGGCAGGACGCTGATCTGAAAGTGGGATCCGTCGAGCGGGACATCGCGGAGTCCGCCAGGAGCGTGAAGCTTCCGGGCGGGATCCTCGTTCCATCGGGAAGCATCCCTGGGAACCAGTCCGTGTTCGGCATGGAGATGTTCACCATGCCCCAGACATTGGTCAATGCGGACATGATCGTGGGATCTCGCGGTGTGCCCATCCTCGACAGGTTCAGGCCCCTGATGTCCTTGACCAGCCTGGACGTGCAGATAGTCCCAGCGGGCCACGCAGCCTTTGCCTACAAGGACGCAACGATCAGCCTGAAGGTGCACGACAGGAGCAGGATGCAGGACGTGGCGCAGATCCTGCGCCCGGACATGTTCGGGTACAACTTCATTGAGCTCGAGTACGGGTGGGCGCACCCTGAGGACAAGGGGGCCAATAACCCCTATGCTGCCTTCCTCAACGCTTTCAGGCAGAAGGAGCTCTACACAGTCGTCTCATCCAACATAGGAATGGGAGACGACGGCTCGGTGAGCGTCACGATCAAGTGCTCACTCAAGGGTGTGCGGGACCTCCTCAACATGACTGGGATCAGCGACCAGTGGGTGGACGTCACAAATGCCTCCGCGATGTTCGAGAAGGTGAACAAGACCATCGCAGATATCCTGGCTGACAAGGATGACGCCAAGGCAGCTGAGGACCTAAAGTTCGTCGACATCGTCAGGTCTGTCTCAAAGTCCGGTGCCAGTGGACGATTCGCCGTCTCAGCTGATGAGTTGGACCAGATCAAGAGCTTCTTGGGGCGTCTGAAGAGTTCCGCTGACGGTGATCTTCAGGCCCTCCGCACTGAGCTTGTCAACATCTTCGGCGAGGATGGGACCGGCGGAGAGTTCAAGAAGCTGAACGACGACGCGACCAGCGTGTTCAGTGAGAAGCTGAACAGCATACTGACGTCAGCTGAGCTGCAGGAGTTTGGAAAGCTGCCGCTGGCCAGCAACGCAGACCTCAGCGACACCTCCATTCCCAACACCGCATCCGGGCAGACTCGAAAGTACGTCACTCTTGGGAAGCTCCTCACTTGCATGCTCGGCTCTCCCCTGACAAAGGGCAACTACGCAGAGGTCCAGCTCTTCTTCTACACTTTTAACACAGATGCGGGCGCTGTCAACAGGCGGAACATCGCCGAGTTTCCGATCCTGTCAGCGACAATTCGGAGCGCGTTCGCAGAGGCCATCAAGTTAGACCCGAAGATGCCGCTCAAGAAGATGATGAGGGTCATCCTGTCATTGGTCAACGACGGGAGCGCTCCGGCCTATGGAATGGACCAGCCTCCCAAGCTGGCCGAGGGCACGACAGAGAAGCAGGCTGACATCGACAAGAGGAGTGCCACCAACACGGCGAGCATGCAGAAGTTCGGATGCAGGTCTACAAGCTTCCGCCGCCCGACAGTGACGTACATGATGGACTCGATCGCAGTGGATGGAAAGCCCCTCCTGAGGATCCACTTCTTCGACAAGAACAGTACCCCTAACGATGAGGCTATCCACCTGCTCGATGTGAGCCTGTCCAGTGGTCCCAAGGAGCTCCTCGCGCTTGTCGGCGCGCTGAAGCAGGGAACAGAGGGTGACACCAGCGTCCTCCAGGCGGCGGCAAAGGCGGAGATCGTCAATGTCAACACCGTCAACGGCAAGGAGTCCTACACGCTGAACTCCAACAGCAAGACGCTCAAGGACTACATCAAGCGGACTGTGCCCAGCATCACCTACGGGACGCCCACCTCTGTCATGAGCGGCTTCAGCGTCCAGTCTATTGACATGCAGGACTTCGAGACGGTGCTGTTGATCCAGGCGACGAACGGGACGAGGGTCCCGGGACAGCAGCAGCTGAACTCGCCCCAGAACGACATGCAGATCTATCCCATGAACTTCTCCGCCTCGATCTTCGGGTGCCCGCTGATTGACTACGCGCAGGAGTTCTTTATTGACATGAGCACGGGGACCTCGCTGGACAACATCTACGTCGTCAACGGAATCAGCCACAAGCTGACGCAGGGGAGCTTCAAGACAGACTTGGAGCTCAAACTGACAAGGACGACGAGCGCTGCCTCCGCCATCGACTCCAAGATTCGAACTCTGCTGGCGAACATCGACAAGAAGACAGCGGGCACGCCCGCCACATAAAATTGTACATGGTAAATTGACTAGATTAGACTCCATGCATGAGAGTCTGCATCCTGCGATCCTACCTGGGATCCGACCGCCACCTTGTCCTTGACACGCAGAGCCCGGAGAGGGGAACTTGGTCCAGGGGCGTTCCGGATGAGGCGTGGGCGCTCGGCGCGTCCGTCAGCAACCATCCTCGCGACCTGCGTGTCCTCGGGCAATACAGCGGCGATGAGATCGACTGGGAGATTCCCGCTCGGTTCCGACGGGCCGACGAGGAGGCCGGAGTCGACGTGAGCAGGTTCATCCAGACTGTGCCTCGCGAGATCCTGCTAGCCCACATCTGCGAGGTGCTAGCGAAGGCAGGATCACTTGAAGAGCTTGCCAATGACCATTACATCACTGGCAAGTTCACCGAGACTCGGCGTCAACTGGGTGACCTCCGCGCGGCTCGCGTCGATCCGAGCGCCTGGGCCGCGGCCATGGAGGAGGTCGGCGGTCCCGCACTTGCCTCCTTTGAGCCCAACGGCGACGGCCTCGCGGATCCGACCGTGTACGACCAGATGGGATCGGTGACCGGACGTCTGACGGTCCACTCAGGACCGCAGATCCTCACCCTTCGCCGCGACATGAGAAGTGTTCTTCGGCCCACCAGGAAGGGAAGGCGGCTGCTGATGGTCGACTTCGTCTCACACGAGCCCCGTGTCACCCTTTCTCTAGCTGGAAGGGAGGCACCGCTGGACATCTACGGATGGTTTCAGGAGGAGTGGATGCCGAGCTCGACGCGGGACGCGGCCAAGGGTGCGATCATCTCCACCCTGTACGGCATGTCGCCCTCCTCACTCGCTGAGCGTCTCGAGTGCACTCACGTCGAGGCGAGAGTGATCAACGAGGCTGTGCGTGTCGCCTTCGGGCTGGACAGGCTCGAGAAGGAGATGACCGCCTCCTACGCGGCGTCCGGTCACATCCTCTCAGCATTCGGGAGGCGGAATCGGCCCAGCAGTGGCTCACCCGGTGTGCTGGTCAACTCGCACATCCAGAGCACAGCGCACGACGTCGCCATGGAGGACTTTCGTGAGATCCTCGGGATGTGTGCTGCCTCGCTGATCGAGCCGTTCGTGTTCTTCTACATCCACGATGCTATGATTCTTGAGATTCCCGAGAGGGATGAGGCCAGGCTTCGGTCTCTCCTCTCCGTTCCCGTCCAGGTGCCTGGATTTCCTGGAAAGTATTGGACAAAGGTTAAGGAGGTTACTGAGTGACGCCCGAGGAGATTAAGCGGTCCCTGGACGGGATCAACAGGATCGTCGCTGCCACCTTCGAGGAGGAGGATGTCACTCGCATCGCTGCGATGATGGAGGACCTGTCAGAGCAGCTGTACATGTCGCCCGCTTCCGAGCGAGCAGACAGCGGGTACTCGATGCCGGGAGGCCTTCTCCTGTACATGATGAGCACACTTGGGCACGCTCGAAAGCTGGCACCGATCCTGGCACCAGAGGAGACCTCGCAGTCGATCATCAAGGTCGCGCTCTTCCACGACATCGGCCGCGTGGGTGATCCCAAGACGAGAGAGCCCTACTACGTTCCCGAGGCTGACGGCTGGAAGAGGGAGAAGCTCGGAAAGAACTTCCGCTACAACGACCGAATCAGGAAGATGACGCACAGCTCCCGCTCGCTGTACGTCCTGAGCCACTACGGGATCGTCCTCACGATGAGTGAGTGGATTGCGATCCAGACCGCACACGGCTACAGCCTTGAAGAGAACAGGTTCTACATCGGCGACGACAGTCCGCTCGCCCTCCTGACACAGACTGCAGTTCGGAGATCTCTGCTGGCGTAGACGTAATAGTTAGGACATGCCAAGCATCAACAGCACACGTCGCAAGCTTTCCGATCAGCCCGCAGGTGGAGGAATCGGACATCGCGCAGTCGGCGGCGGCTCTGTTGACCGCAAGCTGGGTGCGCTCCCTGTCGACTTCCGCCTGCAGGGTGCCAGCGGGCAGCCCAGCACCTCGGCAGACTCTGGGTACTCGCGGAACACCATCCAGCGGGTCAACAAGGGCTACGAGGCCCAGAAGTCACTCGAGGACATCCCTGATGTCTCCTGGCTGAGACAGAACGCTGAGCGTCTCAACGCGATGGGACTCACTCCACGCCTTGTGGTGGAGATGTACCGCGTCCTGAATGAGCACAGCCCGCGCAGCGACGAAGAGCGGCGTCTCATCGCAGAGATGAACAGTCGTGTGCTGCGAACTCGTCGTGAGATCAGGACAGTGACACGTCTGGCCCTCCTGGAGGCAGCTACCCAAAGGAGGCTGCAGCTCCGTGAGTACACCTCCTCCGCCGACGGTGATGCTGCGCTCGTCAAGATCCTCAGGGACAGCGACCCGGATCTGTCTGGGGATCCGATCACGAAGCAGGATGTCGAGGCGGCTGCGCGTCAGGAGAACTTGGAGTCCGGCATCCTCTCCTGCAACTCCTCCTCACTGGAGATCCTGCAGACATTCCTCGCCATCACGGGCGTGGTGGGTGACCTTACGATTTTCTTCAACATGCCGGTCGGCATAGCTGCTGACATGCTGAACGCCTGCATCAACCTGATCTGCGGCAACTACTTCTACGCGATGCTGGATCTAGTCGCTGTCGTGCCGTTCGCAGGCGACCTGGGAAAGATCTTCTACGCCAAGCGGCTGATCAAGTCCCTCGGTCTTGTGGAAGACATGGAGATCCTGAAGGCAGGCAAAACAGTGGCAGAGCAGGCGGAGATTGCCGTCAAGATCATCGATAAGGCCCTGGGAGATCAGAGCGTCGGACCCAAGACCAGCAAGATCATCCTGGGTCTCAAGCAGATGTTCGTGACAGCTGAGAAGATGGCAGCGAGGCTGAGTGGGTTCCTCAGGAGGGTGCTTGACAGGACAATCGAATTCTTGGAAGGCATCCAGGCGAGCGCCGAAGCGGGTAGTGCCACCTCCAAGGCAGTCGCGTGGGCTTTCACGAAGATGCCCCTCGACGTCCTTGAGCTGCTGAAGAAAATTCGATCAAAGGGCATCCCCGATCTGAAGCAGTTCATGATCGAGACCTTCGGGACACGTCAAGCTGTACAGAAGACAGTCTCAAAAGCAGAAGTGGGCAGCCACGCAGCTGAGAATCTGGCTGATGAGCAGGACGAAACCCCGGAGGTTGACGACTCTCTTCCGCAGTCCGCTTACGATGACAACACGCCGCCTCCGCGATACAGCGCGCTCCTGCGAGGACAGGAGCCGAATTGGCTGCCCGCATTCGTCGACGTGAACAGGGACGGGATCCCGGATGATCAGCAGCGCGACATTGTGCGCCAGTTGGGAATTTCTACGGGATCGACCTATCTCAGAGAGGCGACGAAGAAGCAGAAGCGTCCAAGGGTTAAGACGCTCAGCTTGACCAAGGCACTTGCTGGTGACGACTCTGGTGTGGATGAGACGAGCACTGTGGCCGGATCCCTCGGGCCTCCCGGCAAGTCGGGCGCCGGAGGCTACGTCATCCCCTTCGGCATGAAGCCGACAGGGCCGAGCCGCAAGCGTCTGGACAGCCTTGTTCCCGGTTACGAGTTCTTGGACGGCAAGTTTCCATACTCTCGTTAAAGATAAAATAAATGACGTTGGATTGAACACAGGGTCCTCCGCGGTATAGATTTGTTGAGCGCTTCGGCGCGTTCAACAAGACAAAACCAAGGAAACAGTCCCTATGGCATTCGATCTCGAAGCAATCAAGCGTCGCATGGCTCAGCTCTCCGGGAAGAATTTCGGCTCGCAGTGGAAGCCTAAGCCCCCCAGCGAGCACTACGTTCGCATCATCGCCCTGCCGAACAACGACGGCGAGCCCTGCGCGACGCGGATGTTCTACTATGACATCAGCAAGTTCCCGATCATCGCGCCCTACCAGTTCGGCAAGCCCGATCCCTTCCAGGAGTTGATCAACAAGCTCCGTGAGGATGGGTCGCCCGAGTCCCGCGAGCTCGCCAAGAAGCTGTACCCCAAGCCCAAGCACTACGCCGCGGTAATCGTCCGCGGTGAGGAGGATAAGGGCCCCCAGATCTGGGGCTTCAGCAAGAGTGTGTACTCGTCGATCCTCACGCTCATGATGGACCCGGACTACGGTGACATCACGGACGTGGAGCGGGGCCACGACATCAAGGTGACCATCTCTCAGGCGCCTGGGAAGCAGTACTGGGACACCGCCATCATGGCCCGTCCCAAGCCCACCGCCCTGTCCTCCAAGCCGGAGGACGTGATCAAGTGGACGTCCAGCATTCCCAACGTGGACGCACTGAACCCCCTGAAGACGTACGAGGAGCTCGAGAAGGTCCTCAACGACTGGCTCAATCCTCCTGGTGAGAGCGCAGAAGGAGGCGGCGAGGAGAAGATGACCACCCGTCCGCCGATCACGCCTCCCGCAGCCGGAGCTCACAAGAAGCCGAGCGGTAAGTCGCTGGATGACGTGTTCGCCCAGATCGAGAACGAGGACTAGACATGAGAAGGAAGCCCGTGGCAGGAGAAGCGCCTGCTGTCATTGAGTCGGATGACTTCACCACCGATCTCATCAAGTCCCTCAACAAGGAGCACGGCAGCAGGATTGCCTACAATCTGGCGTCAGATGAGTCTCCGACACATGTGAAGCGCTGGATCTCCACAGGCTCCACTCTTCTGGACTACATCGTCTCGAACCGCAGGAGCGGCGGCCTGCCGGAGGGCCGAATCGTAGAGATCTTCGGCCCTCCGTCCATCGGGAAGTCCCACATCGCCCTGCAGATCTGCAAGTCGACCCAGCGAATGGGCGGCATCGTAGTCTACATCGACACCGAGAACGGCACGTCGGTCGAGAACCTCAAGCTTCTCGGCGTGAATGTCAACAAGGGGTTTGTGTACGTGGACACACACTGCACGGAAGAGGTCTTTGATGTCGCCGAGAAGACGATCATGAAGGCCAAGGGGATGGCGAAAGAGATCCCGATCACGATCATCTGGGACTCCGTGGCAGCCTCTTCTCCCAAGGCGGAGCTGCTGGGTGACTATGACAAGGACACCATCGGCCTTCAGGCCCGCGCGATCTCAAAGGGCATGCGAAAGATCACCGGCATCATCGGCGATCAGAGTGTGCTCTTCGTGATCCTGAACCAGATTCGCACCAAGATCGGTGTCCTGCACGGTGATCCGACCACCACACCGGGCGGAATGGCGATCCCGTTCCACGCGTCAGTGCGGATCAAGCTGAGCTCGGGCATGACGATCAAGAACAAGGCCGATGAGGTCATCGGCATCAATGTGATCGCCAAGACCATCAAGAACAAGGTCGCCGCGCCCTTCAGGAACGTGAACTTCGAGATCCACTTCGGCAGGGGAATCGTGGAGCACGAGCACCTGTTCGACACTCTCAGGGACGCAGGGTCCCGGGTGGTGGGCGAGAACACGATCATTGTGACAGGCGATGGTGCGTGGAAGATCTTCATCGTGAAGAACACGGTCACTGGCGATATTCTGCACGAGAAGAAGTTCTACAAGTCAGACTTCCGTGATCTCCTCCAGAGCCCGGTCTACAAGCCGTTCCTGGATGACCTGATCGAGGAAGTGATGGTCAAGAAGATGATCGGACAGGATCACGTGTCCGACATCGACACTGACTCCTACGAGGAAGTTCGGTCTGCGCTGATGGACATCGTGACCGAAGAGTAACGCTAAGGAGGGCAACATGCCCCCAGCATCTGCAGCTCTTGGGCCGTCGACACTTCTTGTCGACGGCCTTAATCTTTTCATGCGTTCGTACATCGCCTTCCCAGCCATGACGTCAAATGGCCAACAGGCGGGTGGGATCGTCGGATTCATCTCCTCTCTAGAGAAGATCATGCGTGAGGTCATCCCCACACAAGTGATCGTCGTATGGGAGAGCGGAGGATCTTCCAGGAAGAGACAGATCTTCCCGGACTACAAGCTCAACAGGCGTCCGGAGAAGCTGAACCGCTTCTACGAGGACGACATTCCTGACACGGTAGAGAACAGGAACTGGCAGCTTGTCACGCTGACACAGATCCTTCGACACCTCCCGATCTGCCAGCTGTATGTTCCGGACTGCGAGGCGGACGACGTGATCGGCTATGTCAGTCGCTATCGCGTAGGAAGCAACAGGCTCACGATCGCGTCCTCGGACAGGGACTTCTACCAGCTTCTCTCGGAGCGTGTGCAGATCTACTCCATCGGCTCGAAGAGGACGGTCACGCACCAGACCCTGCTGGCCGACATGGCGATCACATCGCAGAACTTCTGCCTGGCTAAATGTGTTGTCGGCGATGACAGCGACAACATTCCGGGTGTGGCGGGAGTCGGCTTCAAGACGCTCGCGAAGAGGCTTCCAAAGTTTGCAGGTTCTGATGACTACTCCATAGATGATCTGCTGTCTGACTGTCGGTCCTTCGACGGCAAGATCAAGTCCATCGATGAAGTCGCCAAGTCCGAGACGCTGATCAGGCGGAACTGGCGACTCTGTTACTTGGACACTGCAAACCTCGCAGGCACCCAGATCGAGAAGATCAACTCAATATTGGACAGCTACGCCCCGGTCCGGAACAAGCTAGGGGCCAAGCGTATACTCGTCAGTGAGGGTCTTCCAACTCTGGGAGTCGACTCCCTCTTCCTCTCTCTCAACTTCGCGAGCGGCTCCGCATGAATCAAGCTGACTCCTTCAGCTCTTTCGGCAAATACGGCAAGATCTTCCAGGAGAAGATCTTCCAGGGTCTTCTCACAGACAAGACCTGGGCATCACAGATGACCGAGGTGATGACACCGGAGTTCTTCGATCTGAAGTACCTTCGGTTCCTCACCGACCGCTACTTCCAGTACTTCATCAAGTACAAGGACTTCCCCACACTCAACCTCCTGATCACCATAGTGAAGGAGGGCCTTTCACAAGGCACCGACGTCATCCTCCGCGACCAGATCGTGGAGTTCCTCCACCGGATGAAGACCAATCCTGACGTCTCTGACCTCCAGTACGTCAAGGACAATGCTCTCGACTTCTGCAAGCGTCAGGCCTTCAAGAGCGCGCTGACCAAGGCAGTGGAGCTGATCGAGACAGAGCAGTTCGAGGGCGTCGTGAACATCATGAAGGAGGCAGTGGGCGCTGGCCTTCCCTCCTCGATCGGACACGACTTCTTCAATGACATCGAAGCACGGTTCATCCGCCAGCGGAGGATGACAATCAGCACCGGCATCAGGCAGATTGATCGCAAGGAAGTCCTGAACGGTGGGCTTGGGAAGGGTGAGCTCGGTGTGGTGGTCGCCCCGACCGGAGTTGGAAAAAGTCACTTTCTCGTCTCCGTCGGCGCTGCTGCGCTCAAGATGGGCTACAACGTCGTTCACTACACTTTTGAGCTGTCTGAGACTGTCTTGGGGACGAGGTACGACTCACACCTGTGCAGGATCTCTGCAACTGACATTCCTGACCTTCGTGAGGTCGTGATAGCGGAGTACGCGCAAATGAAGGACCTGGGCCGCCTGATCATCAAGGAGTACCCGACCGGATCTGCCTCCGTCATGACCCTTCGCAACCACGTTGAGAAGCTCCTGTTGAAGGGCATCAAGCCCGACGTCATCGTGATCGACTACGCGGACATCATGAGGTCGTCTCGCAAGTACGACTCGATGCGGCACGAGCTTAAACTCATCTACGAGGAGCTCCGTGCGATGGCAGTCGACTGCCAGGTCCCTATCTGGACTGCCTCACAGGCGAACAGAGAGGCAGCCAACGCCGATGTGGTGGGTCTTGAGAACATGTCTGAGGCTTACGGCAAGGCGATGGTCGCAGACTTCATCTGTGCGATCTCCCGCAAGCCGTCAGAGAAGCTGCTTGGCGGCGCGCGTCTTCATGTCGCAAAGAATCGTGCTGGCCGAGACGGGTTCGTGTTTCCCATTAAGATTGACACCTCCCAATCTCGGATTGAGGTCATGGACGAGATTGCGGAGATGTCGCTAGAGGACGTCAACCAGAGTGACTCCTCCTCAATGAAGGA